CAGACCGAACACACTGACCTATAAGTTCCAGGAAACCGTAGATGCCAAAATCATCATGGCACCGCATACCAAATATTATGCGTGTTCTGATTTGCGTGATGCAATCGCAATGCCTCTTACTGAGAAATTAGAAAGTGGTGAGCATGTAAAGTATGTTCAACCCCGTGCATATATTCGTTCTGAGTACGGTGCCCCTTTGGGTGAGGGTGTTGATTCATTCCGTGACCTTGAGACTTTGGTTGACTATGCAAAGAAACTTTCACAGCATGTAAAATTCGTTGATGAGCGAACAGCAAAGAAAATCAAATTAAACATCAACGCTCTCATCCGTGAGGGTAAAGACATTGACTCCGATGCGTTCGAATGGGCGGGTCTATGTGATGCGTCATTGATTGAATTCTGGCATACAGTAAATGAGATTAAGTTGGCAGCGTTGCAAAGTTGCAAAGATGAATCAGATTTTCAGACATGCATCATGGGAGACCCCGAACCGATTCAGGGTGAAGGATACGTCATGGTCAGTCGGTTTGGATATTTCAAACTTGTGAACAGACGGGCATTTGCTTATGCGAATTTTAACAATGGGGCATTTGCCGTTGCCCGTTAAGTCATTCGTTCGTGAATGAGACAGTAAGGGGGCGTTGCCGCCCCCCGTTTTAAAATTGCGTAACTACCCTAACCTACAAAGTGTTACGGAAGGCAGCTATATTTCCCTCGTATATAAAAAAATTTTTCGCTATATAAAAGCATAACAGGGTTTTCAAGAGTATGAAAAAAAATTTCGACAAAATTTTTTCGACCATAGAGATCGATCCAGCAACTGATAGATATCATATAACCATCCCCGAAGAGATTATTAATGAATTTGGTTGGTATGAAGATACGGAATTACAATGGGTACTTGATGGAAACGATTTATTCATTAAAGAAAAAGAATGAAAGAGTATCACATATACTTTAAGCAACGTTGTTTATTCAAAGAACTTAGTGAAATACAATTCAAACTCATATGGCCTTTACTGAATAGAGAGTATAATTCCGAGTTATCCTATTCAGAAATTACGGAAAACCCCCACAAGGCGTATGAAGAATGTTCATATTGACAATTACTATATAATCTAGTATAATTGATTTGTAATTACAACACGTTATGGCTAAAGGATTTACTGTAAAGGCAAAGACACCAGTTGCCAAGAAAGCCCCAGAGTGGGATTATGATAGAGCAAAGGAACTTGTAAAAGGAAAGGCAATAGTTTTTTGTTTACCAGGTAGAGGAGTATCATATCAATTCCTTAAGAACTTTGTACAATTATGTTTTGACCTTGTACAATCAGGTGCAAGTATACAAATTTCACAAGACTACAGTTCTATGGTGAACTTTGCAAGATGTAAATGTCTTGGTGCAAATGTTCTCAGAGGACCAGATCAACTTCCATGGGATGGAAAACTCAAATATGATTGGCAATTATGGATAGACTCTGATATTGTCTTCAACGCCGAAAAGTTCTGGCAATTAATTCTTATGGAACAGGATATTGCAGCAGGATGGTATTGTACCGAAGATGGTAAAACAACTTCTGTAGCACATTGGTTAGAAGAAGATGATTTTCGTAACAATGGTGGAGTGATGAATCACGAAACTATCGAAAGCATTTCTAAGCGTAATCAACCTTTTACAGTTGATTATACAGGTTTCGGATGGCTTCTAATTAAGAAAGGAGTATTCGAAGATAAAGGAATGCCTTATCCATGGTTCGCTCCCAAAATGCAAGTATTCGAAAGTGGCGAAGTACAAGACATGTGTGGCGAAGATGTCTCATTCTGTCTAGATGCAAAAGACGCAGGTTTCGAAATATGGTGCGATCCAAGAATAAGAGTGGGGCATGAAAAGACGAGAATTATATAAGATCATCATAGATGGTAAAGAGTTATTCTCTGGATTAACTCAGATGGAATACGGGGATATGATGGAGGACTATGCACTTGAGTACTATCAAACAGGTTCTCCACACCCCGACAATATTAAAACTGTAACTTATTTGGAGGAAATTAATGGCTAAAGCAAAGGCAGGTCTTATGGGTGGTGAGTACATTGAGGCAATACCGAAAAAATCTCGTCAAGGTAGAGGGAAACACTCAAAATACTCGGCAACTTCCCGTAACTCGGCTCGAAAAAGATATCGAGGACAAGGAAAATAACGCAAGCGTCTCGAAAGGGACGTTTTTTTATGAGAAATTTAGTATAAATAAAGGAAAACCTATGTTCAATGGCACTTACAAGGATATCAAGATCATTTAAAGACATTAGTTTGTCATTTGTACCTCATCCAGTGTCAAATGATTTAAAAATTCTCAAGAATGAGTCGGCAATTCGTCGATCCGTGAGAAATATTGTACAAACTATACCAACTGAACGTTTTTTTAACCCTATATTTGGGTCTGATGTATATAAAAGTCTTTTTGATTTCGTTGATTTTGGTACTGCATCTACAATTCAAGGTCAAATTGAGATTGCACTAGATAATTTTGAACCCAGAATTGAAAATGTGGTAGTACAAGTTGATCCACAACCTGATAATAACACTTTTAATGCAACTATCAGTTATGAAATCATCGGACAAGAGTTTCCAGTACAAGAATATTCCTTTCTATTAGAAGCAACAAGATAACATGCCTCTTACTAAATTTACAAATCTTGATTTTGATCAAATAAAGACCTCGATTAAAGATTATATTCGTGCAAATTCAGATTTTACTGGATTTGATTTCGAAGGATCTAATTTATCGGTCTTAATTGACATTTTAGCTTATAATACTTACATTACTGCATTCAATTCCAACATGGTTGTTAATGAATCCTTCTTGGATTCGGCAACATTGCGTGAAAATGTAGTTTCATTGGCAAGAAACATAGGATATGTACCCCGTTCAAAAACAGCGGCCACGGCACAAATATCTTTTACTGTAGATTTCGGTACAATAGATCCTCAAATCCCTCAAACGACCTTACAGGCGGGTTTGGTATGTGTTGGAAACACTAGTGATACTTCATATGTCTTTTCTTCTACCAATAATCACAGTACACCAGTTATAAAAAATATAAATGGTAACTATCAAGCAAAATTTAGTGAAATTGAAGTTCAGCAAGGTACATATTTAGAGAAAAAATTTGTAGTTGATGGTTCATTAGATCAGAGATTTGTATTAGATAACCCAGGTATCGATACTTCTACCATTAAAGTGTTTGTAAGTGGCGATTCTGCACAACTTGGCATTGAATATTACCCAATTGACAACATTTTAAATATAAATTCATCATCTAAAATATATTTGACTCAGGAAGTGCAAGATGAAAATTATGAATTGCTTTTTGGGGATGGTATTATTGGTGAAAAACTTGAAAATGGAGCAATTATTACCGTAAGGTACATTACAACAGATGGTAAAGATGGAAATGGTCTAGGAAAGGGTGATAATACTTTCGCATTTTCGGGAAAAATTATCCAAATTGATGAAAGTTCAAATTTACCAAAAGTTTTAAGTGCTAATATATCAATTAGTAATATAATAACAAATCAACCATCACAAAATGGGTCAAATATTGAAGATATCAGTTCAATTAAGTATTATGCACCAAGAATTTACTCTTCTCAATATCGTGCTGTTACTCCAAGAGATTATGAAGCTATAATTAAGAAAATTTACCCAGAAACTGAATCTGTAGCAGTTGTTGGGGGTGAAGAAATGGATCCACCAGAATTTGGAAATGTAATTATTAGTATTAAACCAAAAAGTGGGTCATTTGTTTCAGATTTTAATAAATCTCGCATATTATCACAATTAAGACAATATACTGTATCAGGAATTAACCAAAGAATTGAAGATTTGAAAGTATTATATGTTGAAATTGTTTCATCGATTTATTATAACAATAACCAAATATCAACTCCTGAATCGTTAAAAAGTAATGTAATTAATTCTTTGACAACATATGGCAATTCTATAGATCTTAATAAATTTGGGGGTAGATTTAAATTTAGTAAGATACAACAAGTCATCGATAATACAGATACCGCAATAACTTCCAATATCACTAAAGTTATTATAAGAAGAGATTTAAAGGCAGCTTTAAATCAATTTGCTCAATATGAATTATGTTATGGTAATAAATTCCATGTAAATGCAAATGGTCGTAATATTAAATCGACAGGATTTAAGATATTTGATGTTGATAAAACTGTTTATTTAACTGATATACCAAATGCAGATCTTAAAACAGGTATTCTTTCTATTATTCAACTTGAATCTGATGGAACATCTACTGTTGTTGCTAAATCTGCAGGAACTGTTGATTACATTAAGGGTGAAATTAATATTTCAACTTTAAATATTACTTCAACCTTGGATGACTCAGGTATTGTTGAAGTACAAGCTATTCCTGAATCTAATGATGTTGTAGGATTAAGAGAATTGTATATTGATTTTAGTCTTTCTAAAAGTAAAATAAATATGGTTAGGGATGTAATTAGTTCTGGTGATGAAATAACTGGAACTTCCTTTATTAGAGATTTCTATACATCCAGTTATCTAAACGGACAATTAATACGAGATTGATATGATAAAGACGGGTTTTGAATCTAGGATTAAGATTCAACAAATTGTTAATAATCAGTTTCCTGATTTTGTTAGGAACGAAAATCCTGAAGCTATAGATTTTCTAAAACAATATTATATCTCCCAAGAATATCAGGGAGGTCCTACTGATATTAGTGATAATTTAGATCAATATTTAAAAATAGATAATTTAACTTCTGATGTTATAGTTGATAATTCTACTACAGTTGGTATTGTTACTGTTGGTGACGAAATAATCAATGCTAATAGTACAAAAGGATTTCCTGATCAATATGGATTGTTAAAGATTGATGATGAGATTATTACATATACTCAGAAAACATCTTCTAGTTTTACTGGATGTGTAAGAGGATTTAGTGGAATTACTAGTTATCATGATACCTTAAATAAGGAAGAATTAGTATTTTCTACTTCATCTGTATCATCTCACAATTCTGGTTCTAAAATTCAGAATTTAAGTTCATTATTTCTTCAAGAATTTTATAAGAAGCAAAAATATACCTTTACTCCAGGATTGGAAGGAGTTGATTTTACTCCCGATTTAAATGCTGGCAATTTTATTAAAGAAGCAAGGTCTCTTTATGAAGCTAAAGGAACGGATGAATCTTTTAGATTACTCTTTAATGTTTTATATGGAGAAACACCTAAGGTAGTAAATTTAGAAGAATTTTTAATTAAACCATCTTCTGCTGATTATGTACGAAGACAAATTATTATAGCAGAAGTTCTTAATGGTGGAAATCCTAAAAAATTAATAGGACAAGCCATCTTTAAGGAATCTGATTCGGATATCAATGCTTCTGTTTCTGAAGTAGAACCTTTTACAAGAGTTGGAGTTGCTTTAACTGAAAATAGAAATTATTATAAAATTTCTTTATTTTTAGGGCATAATGAAGAAGAAACATTTATACAAGGAAATTTTGAAATTACACCAGCATCAAAATCGATTGAAAATGTTTCTATAGGATCATCCGTAATTACTGTGGATTCTACCGTAGGGTTTGGAGAAACTGGTAATATTGCTTCTGGAAATAATGCAAATATTTCTTATACTAGTAAGAGTATTAATCAATTTTTTGGATGTGATGGAATTTTATCTCCAATTTCTTCTGCAGATAATGTAAGAAGTGTGGATGTATATTATGGATATGAAAATGATACAAATAATAAAGTTGAATTAAGACTTACGGGTGTATTATCAAAATTTAAACAAGTATCCAAAAATTTAACTATTGATGAAAATCAAATAATTTCTGTAGATAGTATTGGAGATTTAATTAAAAATCCATCCCAAAATAGAACATATAAAGAGATTTTTGCAAATTCTTGGATATATAACACTTCTGTAAGATATAAGGCTACTATTTCTAATACTGCAGAGGTTTTATTTGAAACAGAAATTGATAGATCAAGTTTAAAAAGAGGTGATCTTGTTGAGATTTTAAATCCTAATAGTAATATTGTTATTGAAACACGCATTATTGAGGATGATTTCCATGATCCGAATAGATGGTGGTATAATAAATCTAAAAAGGTACAACTTTCTGGATCTTCAGTTGTAGGTAAATATGATATTAGAAGAAAGGTTAATAATGCAGCAAGTATAGGATCCCCTTTACAATTTGATAAGATTGTATCAGATGTTCAGAATTTATATGTTGAAAATGATAAAACTGCATATGTCGCATCCAATTCAATTCCATCTGGTAGAATTGGAGTTACTACTGATTTTGTAACAACAATAAACATTAAAGTTAAATCCACTGTAGCTGCTGGATTAACTGAGGCTATTAGTGAACCTAATCAATACTCTGCTATTGAGTTTGATCAAAAAGTTCCTTTTGTAACTGGTGATGCTGTATATTATGAAACTGTAGGTGATTATGATAATTATGTTGGAATAGATACTGGATTATATTATGTTGGAATTGTAAGTACTTCTCCAGATAAGAAGCAAATTAGATTATATTCTACTCCTTCTTTTATTGGTGGTAGATATCTGACATTAAAACCTTCATCTGGACTATCAACTGAGACTGGTCATAAATTCACTTTAAATTCACAAAGTAATAATGTTATTGGCCCACAAAAAATACTTAAGAAATTTTCTTTAGAAACGTCTATTAATCGTGGAGATCAGGTTAAGACTGAACCTGGATCTGTAGGAATGTTAATTAATGGTGTTGAGATTAGTAATTATAAATCTAATGACAGAATTTATTATGGACCATTAGAAAGTTTAGATATATTAAATAGTGGTTCTGAGTATGACCTTTTAAATTTACCAAAAATAGATATTAGTACTGGTCTCGGAGTTACAGCTTTAGTTCAACCAGTAGTAAAAGGATCTATAAAAAATATTTTAGTTGATCGTCAACCGTTTAATATTAAAGAAGTTGTTTCTATTGGTGTTGAAGGTGGTAATGGAAATGCTATATTAGAAGTATTAACTAATGAAGGACCTAGAGATATTGAATTTGATGCCAGAACTACTACAAACTCTGGTGGTATTAATACAACTACCGATACAATTACATTTTTGACTGATCATTATTTTCATAATTATCAAGAAATAATTTATAATTCTATTGGTAATAATCAAATTTCAGTGGGTTATGGAAAATCTACTTTAGTTGATTATTCTAGTTATTTTGTTAATATTATTGATAGTAATACTGTAAAATTATATCAATCAGAATCTGATTCTAGAGTGGGAATTAATACTGTTGGTTTTGGTACTACTGGATTTAGTGGAGTACAAAAATTCTCAAGTCTTTCAAATCAAATATCCATTAATGGAATTAAAGTTATTGATGGTGGAGAATTTACTAATAGGAAATTGATTGTAAAACCTATTGGTATATCTACAGAATATGATACAGTTACATTTAAAAATCATGGATTTAGTAATGGGGATAAAATTGTATATTCTACAGATGGGACATCTATTTCTGGTTTATTAACTACTAATCAATATAATGTCATTAAAGTTGATGATGATAGTTTTAGACTTGCAGATGCTGGAATTGGGGGAACAATATCATCTAACTTTGCAAGAAAAGATTATGTAAGTTTTGGATCTACTGGTTCTGGATATCAGAATTTTGCATATCCTGATGTTTTAGTTTCTTTGGTATATTCTCCCGTTGGATTTGGAACTACAACTCAAACTCTTCAACAATTAACATTAACCCCTGAAATTACAGGTAGTATTATTGATACTTATCTTTATGAAAGTGGATCTGGATATGGAAGTACTATTATTAATTTCCAAAAGAAACCTATTATATCAATAAAATCTGGAAAAGATGCAAGAGTTAATCCATTAATATCCAATGGTCGTATTGATAATTTTAATATTCAGTATGGTGGAAGTGAATATTACTCACTTCCAAAATTGGAAATTGTAGATAATAGTGGAAAAGGATCTGGTGCAGAATTAAGACCAATTATCACAAATAATAGATTAACAGATATTAAAATAATTAATCCTGGAATTGGATATTCAAGTACTGACACTACTATAAAGGTTGTTACTGCAGGTAAACATGCTAAATTTGATGTTAATATTCGTCCATTAACAATTGATCTAAATCAAATATATGGTGATCAAGTATTATTGAACAATGAATATAATGATTTACAATATAGTATTTGTGGTTATGGTCAAACATTAAGAAATTCATTTAATGAGATTGGTATAGGTGAAACATATGCTTCTAAAATTATTGGTTGGGCATATGATGGCAATCCAATATATGGCCCATATGGATATTCAGATCCAAATAATGATAATAAAGCAAGACGGTTATTATCTGGATATGAAAAGGATTTGAGTTATGTTGAAGATAGACCTGTAGGATTTGATTTGGGATATTTTGTAGAAGATTATAAGTTTACGAATTCTGGAGATTTGGATAGAAATAATGGTAGATATGGAAAAACACCAGAATTTCCTGATGGTGTTTATGCATATTTTGCAACTATAGAAGATCCTACTACCAATATCCCACAATTCCCATATTTTATTGGAGATTCTTATAGATCTGTACCAGTAGATCAAACAATTGACCAATCCTTTGATTTCAATAATTCAAATTTAATAAGGAACACATTCCCATATAGAGTAAATAATCAATATACAGACAGTGATTTTATAATAGAAACTAATGAAATTACAAGACAGAAATCTGTCATAGAATCTGTCACTTCTGGTGGTATTGATGAATTGAATATTATTTCTGAGGGTAATAATTATAAGATAAATGATAATCTAATTTTTGATAATACAGATACCAATGGTAATGGATTATCAGCAAATGTTTCATCATTAAAAGGAAAATCAGTTACTAGGATTGATACTTCACGATTAGAATATAATGATTCTGTATTTACATGGATTGATTATAAGAGAGTGAAAGTTACTACTCCAATTAAACATGATTTTAGTAATAAAGATCATGTTTTAGTATCTGGATTTTCTACAAATTTATCACAGTTAAATGGTAGTCATATTATAGGATTTAATACATTTGATACTTCATTGCAATCTGCAATGCCATCACAATCTGCAGGAGTTAGTAGTGAGATATATGTATCTACAATTCCATCAACTGTATCTGTGGGAAGTAGTATACAAATTGGTTCAGAGACACTAAAGATACTTTCTATATTTAAAAATAAAAATATTTTAAAAGTAGAAAGAGGTTCTGGTGCTGCACATACTACAACATCAAAGATTTCATATTTACCAGATTCATTTATTATTAACAAATCATTAGATTATTTTAATTCACCAGTAAATAACAAAGTTTATTTTAATCCTATAAAATCTGTTGGTTTAGGTACTTTAAGTGGAATTTCATCTTCAGTTACTTTTGATTTTGCTGGAGTAGAGATTGTTAGGGATATTCCAACTAAATCAATCTATATTGAAAATCATCCATTTAAAGAAGATCAAGAAATATTGTTAACTAATGCAGGTTCATCTATTAAATATTCTGATGAATCCATGAGTCCACAACATGATTTACCTACTACTTTATATGTTTCCAATATTAATAATAATTCAATTGGTATTAAGACTGTTTTAGGAAATTCTGATGTATATTTCCGTAGTGGTGGTGCAGATGATGACAGATATTTATTGGAAAGTAATTTCTCTCAAATAAAAGAAAAAGTTGAAAGAATTACTACTCAAGTATCAATTTCAACCTTGACACCACATAATTTAAAATTTGATGATATAATATCATTATCAGTAGAACCTAATTTAACTGTAGGTATTGGTACCTCAGTTAGTGTATCAGTTCAAAGACAACCAAATACTGGATTTATTTTGATAAATCCTATAGGATTTAGTTCTTCGGGAATTAATACTTTAACAAATGAAATAGCAATAGATTCTCATGGATTAAAAACTGGAGATAAAATAACATATTCTGCTGATGAAAATGCATCAGGATTAACTACAGGAAATT